GTTCGTCCTCACGGACGTCACTATGTCCTGGCCGTGTTTCAAGTGGTCTCCGGACCTTGAAGATGGTCGGACGGCTAGGCGTTTAACTCCTGATCTTCTAGGGGAGTTCTACGTCGAGAGTTATAATTCTAGAAGGATTGCCGGGTTTTATGGCCCGGATTGGTCTGTATCAGACCGTCTCAGGATTCTGCAGAAACTTGAGAAATTTAGAGACCTTCCTAGAGACTGTCTCTATATCCTCGCTAAGTCATCCGTAAGGGATGTGAGGCGAATAATCAACCTCTGGAGAGGTATCGAGGATTGTATACTTTTCTCGACTCCAGAGAAGGCGGGAAAGCCGCTGGAGCCAAAGTCCTGGCAGTTGTGGTCGTGGTTTACCAAAACGGCAATTTTCTCTGTCGATAACGCGACCAACATGTGGAAAGCATTCTGTCTCCACGTGAAAAGGCTAGCGTCCGGTATGGATGCTAAACCGTTACCCAATAATTTTATTTGGGTAAGCAAGGGTACGCTAGGCTACCAATGGTATGAGTATCTACCATGGCTGTCCCTTGCTATAATGGGGGGCAAGAAGTATCACATTGAACGTCTTGCTCACCTTGCCAGTAGTAGAAATCTACCGGCGCCTTCGCTTAAGCCGAAACGGCTGAAGGCCGAGTTCCACGATTATCGTAGGACTCTGACCAGATCAAAACCAGTAAATGGTGATCTGGAAAATCTCCTCTGGCATATCGCCAAGAGAATGGGTCGTTTTCTAAATCGACCTGGAAGTGACGCTCATCTCTCTATGAACGCCACTGCTTCCTTCCATAGACCTCGTTCCGAGGGAGGTAGGGCTATTGAATTAGCCGACTCTTATATCGAGAAATTCGTCAGACATATTCCTGATGAAAAGGAAGCACACGTAGGGAAAACCATATTTGGTTCTCCCTATGTCGTTAAAGCTGGGGTACCTAAGCTTTATACGATGTGTAGGCATTTTGAGTTATTGCCGGAAAGGTCAGTAACTTTTCTTAAAAGCGACTTTATGTACGCTTATCAAATGCCTTTCGACAATCCCAATTACCAAATTGAGGAGGCCATCTTTGGGATGGATGCATGTTCTGGTTACCAGCTCTTGCAACACTCAATTGAGGAGGGGATTGATCGAGATCACCTAACGGTAGCGCCTTACCGGTGTAACTACCAACCATATTCGCAGGTGAATATGCGTAACCCGCCAATAGCAAAGGCGGAGGTGATCGGTGAGCCAGGTAATAAGGTTAGATGGATTACCGTAACGGAAGCCTGGGAGAATACTCTCCTGCAGCCTCTGGCTCACGAATTCGCGGGGATACTGCGGTTCCACCCGGCCTTACGGTCGGGCTTCTCCCGTACGTGGAGGGGATGGGACTGGGCACAGTGTCTCTCACGAATGTCCGAATGTGAAGAAGATCTTATGTTTTTGGTTTTCGATCTTTCGGGCGCCTCCGATAATGTTCGTTACGAATATGCCCGCGCCGTCATGGACGGCTTCCTTGAAGGAACGGGCCGGAGGAACCAGTACTTCGAACTGGCGATAGAGGTTCTTACCGGACCTCATATCATT